CTCAAGGCTACTCACTTAAGGGTACGCTCGACAGCATAAAGGACGCACTCAAATGATACCTGTAATTATGAAATTGCTTGGTAGTGGTGATGTAGTTGAGAAGGGAATGAAGCTTATCGACTCAATGCACACCTCTACAGAAGAAGAAGTTGCGGCAGTTAGTAAAGCCAAGACTGATTTGTTGTCTGCATATGCGCCATTCAAACTAGCGCAACGTTATCTTGCGTTGATGTTTGCGTTCACATTCTTGCTTTGCTTTGCCATTACGCTAGGTATGACGCTTGCTGGCAAAGGCGACATTGAAGGTGTGAAGGCAATCCTGGGGGATTTCTGGATAGGTGAAATAATGCTGTTGATTGTCGGTTTTTATTTTGGCGGTGGTTTGGCTGAGAGCGTGAAAAAAAAGTAAGGAGAAAGTCATGAGTCTATATAAAAATATTAATGCTAGAAAAAAAGCTGGTACATCTCGGCCTAAATCTAAGTCAACGATAACACCTAAAGCTTATAAGAATATGAAGGCTGGGTTCCCCAAGAAAAAGAAATGAACATAGATACTTTGCGGCAAGAGATTGCTGATGATGAAGGCTGTGTCTACTCTGTGTATTTAGATCACTTAGGTCTGGAAACCTGCGGTGTGGGTCACTTGATCCTTGAGGGTGAGCCTGAGCATGGTCAGCCTGTAGGTACAGATGTAACTGAGGAACGTGTGCGTCAGCTATTTGCGCTGGACATTGCTGTAACTATAGAAGATTGCAAGATACTCTACCCGACATGGGATAGCATGAGTGATGAACTACATCACATCTTATGCAATCTCATGTTTAATATGGGTAGACCACGCATGTCTAAGTTTAAGAAATTTATCGCAGCAATCGCAGCCGAAAATTATGAGACTGCTGGGGCTGAGTTAAAAGATAGCAGGTACTATAGGCAGGTAACTAAGAGGGCAGATCGTTTGATCGAGCGTCTTGAGTTGTTAGCTGTACCATTCTAGTTCATATTAAACAAAGCATGGTTGTATAAACGCGGTAATTACCACTAGTTCCATGCCATTTAGATTGTGTCTTAGCTATGACTTTGCATCCTAACCATGTGCTTCCAATTCTAGGCGCATACACATGATCGCCCCCATACTTTCTATCTTTACGACTATGATGATATATATGTGTGTCAAACATATAACCGTCAGGAGCTTTGTATGTGTTGCGATTGGCAGGAAAAGAATCAAAGAAATCTTTGATGACTTCTCTGTGTCCTTCTGTATTTGATATTGTAGATGTTCTTGGCATTTGGTTCTCCTTTAATAGCGTCTCAGGCCGAGGTGAAGGCACTATCATACGCGCGCCTTTGCTCACCTCAACGTGAGAGCCAATTATTATCCAATGAAATCAATGTGTTTGCTAACCAATATCTTCAGCTTTTTGCTCTATCTCATAAGTAATGGCCGCATATCCAGCTATATCTTTGTAGTTATCTTTATGCATTTCGTACTTTTGCATACGAGCAATCTTTAACAGCATCATCATTATGCCTACATCTTGCTCAGTAAATTGATGACCAAGATATGCTGACCAAAGCCGAGCAGTTTTGTCGAAAGATTCTTCTGGTGAGCCGTAAGAGTTTTCTCTCTCACGCACAGCAATAGCCGCTTCTTCTAATAAGATGTTTCTATGTAGCTTGGGTGTCATCTGTATCGATCTCTATATGAAGGGACTTCGGGTAATAGACACCGTGGCTTTCATCTACGATAACATTGTCTGCAAACGCATCATTAGCCATACCTTCGTTAGCTTTCTCCCAAGCCTTTCTATTCTTTTCTGCTTGGGTTGCTGACGTACTAGCACCGCCTCTTATTGGCTTGTAATCTGCGACTACTCTTGTATAGCTTCTTCCCATTTTGTGTCCTCTGTGTGTTCGCTATGTGTTCAAATGCGTTAATGCAGGATTAAAAAATATAAAAAAAAGTTAAGAAAATGCATAAATGCAGGTTGCTACTAAAATAGAAACCAGTGCTAACTCTTTGATAATAGTGAGAAAGATGGTGCTACCAGTGAGATTCGAACTCACGACCTCACCCTTACCAAGGGAAAGTACGTTGTCGATAAGTATCTGTTTACGTTTGCGTTTTATCATTTTAGTTTATTTAGTGTGTCCTTCATGTGTTCATCAGCTACATCTGCGTATTTCATAACCATGCGTTCAGTAGCCCAACCACCTAGTTTCATTAGAGTTTTTATATTAGAGCCATTCATCATCATGTGACTAGCCCAATGATGTCGCCAGTCATGGATAGTAAAGTCATGTACTTCTGCTTTTTTGCAGGCTCTTGTATGTATCCCTTTGAGGCTATCGCCATTCGCATACGGCTTGCCGAACCTGTTTGTGAATTGATATTCGCTTTCTGTTTTTGGCATAGCCATTAAAGATGAAATGGTTTTGTTGTGCAGTTGTACAACCTGCCGTTTTCCATTCGGGTGTCTTTTGCTTTTACGCCAGATCGTAACTGTTTCCGTGTCATAATTAATATGGCTTTTCTTAATGTTCAAAGTTTCTTGTCGTCTGAAACCTTGGTAAGCGAGTGTAATAAAATATGGTCTAATGAATGGTGCATAGGCGTTTAATAATTTGTGTTGCTCTTTGATCGTAAGGAATCTCATGCGATCATCTTCTTCTAATTCTTTGTCTATTGCATCAGCTACATATGGCGCAGAAGCATGGGTTGCTATAGATACAAGGCTAGTTCTGACACGATTGATACTGCTTCCAATACAACCTTTTAGCCTTAACCTTACAAATTTATCCCAAGCTTCTGCATTGATTGCCGACACTGGCAATGTTTTGAAATATGTTTTGAGAAGTTCTGCATTTCTTTTATCAGTCTTTCCATTTATTTTTTTTAACCAGCTATCAGCCGCTTCGTTAAAGGGGGTGAGATTTATCCCACCCCTCATTTCATTTAGTGTGCGCTGTTCAAGAGCGCGGCAGACTTCTTCGGCCTCCCTCTTGGCCTTCCTTTCGGTTGACCTGCGGATTTTTTTGACTTCACCTGCGTAAGAGACTGTTCCTCTAACGTGCCAAATGTTGCCTCTTTTGTAGAGAGAAAGCATGTTGTCATTGATTCCACTAATAACTGCACTTGTGCATCATTCATAGTATGGGAATGACCTATACGCAAGAACTCAAGTTTGTGCTTACGGATATGTCGTTTCAATGTTTCAACATCGATGCCGTATGTTCTGGCTAATGTATCAAAATGGTATGCGGTCATCTGTCATTGCTTTCTGATCTATTGGTGCAGGTGTATTGTTGTTGCTGGCCTGTTGTGGCTGACCTTTAGATGACTGCTTTGCACTGCGATTAAGAGCAAGATATTTTACTGTCTCGCCATTCTTCTCAAATGTTTTTGTCCAACCTGCAAGACGCATGTTGCCATCCATCGGACCCGAATAGTTTGGCTGGTTGTTATCGTCTGTTGCATTCTCGTTGAAGTACATAGAGCCAATGCGTTGCGCTACTATGAAGATGTCGTTTCCTTCTCTATCAGTACCATTGATTAAGAACACGCCTTTCTTATCGCCATCAACATCAAGCTTCCCTGACATTAATAGCTTCTGGTCTGCAAAGGGTGTGTAAACAGCACCTTTATTTGTGTCATCATAATCTGACATAGTATTTATCCTTCCTCTTGGACGAATTCTTCGCCACGGTAGATGTGAATGCCAAACCCATGATAGGCTAGGCACTTAGTTAAGCACCGTTGTAGTGCTGTATTTACTTGAAAACTTGTTGGGGCTGTAACTGCCTTGTTACCTTGCGCTAAAACCATATAGGTTTCTGTTACGTCTATACCTTCTATGCTCACAGTGCATTGCACATAGGCATAACCAAACTGATCCATCATGTAAGGCAGTTGTCTAATGCCGTTCTCTGGATGATTGTATTCAAAGGTATGCTTTTGGAATGACGTATCTGGACAGGCTTTCTTTACAGTAGCCCATGCGTCAGCCCATGCTAGATAGGTATGCTTGCCCATCTTTTCTTTTTTTAGATTAGATGTATCTATCTTAGACAGTCGTTCAAACACACTGACTGCCTGACCTTCTTTTAGTTTTGTAACCTCTGCCATTTTATGCGGCTCCTTTGTTAATGTTGATGCGACAAGCACCACGCTTGTCACGACGAATTGACAACTCGTCACAGAAAACTTCACGCTCGTTATCATTAATCATTGAACGCAGTTCTTTCTTGAGAGACTCGTTTTTCTTAGCTGTCTCTAATGTTTGGATGTATTCTTGTGCTGTATCGACAAAGTAATTTTCTTTGCTTGCGTCTCTAGCAATCAGGCCATCTATCTCGACATGGTTCCAATCAACTTTTGTAGCAGTCTTATCTTTGGGCGGCGGTGTATCTGTACGGACGTACTCCCAAAACTCTGCAATCATTGCTTTGTACTTAGTCATTAAAATGTCGTCACGCTTGACCAGGCAAGTATCCCATTGGTTGCCAAATATCACAGACATATGCATACGACTACGATTAGACACCCACATATAAAACTGTACCTGCCCCATATAGGCATCAAGAATGTCACGCATTTCTTTGCGGCTATTTGTATGCTTGCACTCGATGCCATCACCATTGTCTAAGATACCGTCAAGCTGACCTTTACATGGAATGCCTTGCCAGTTCATTTCATACTCAGCCTGTAGCTGTTCGATGATATGACCTGACTTCTTTTCAAACCATTGCAGGTTAAACATTTCTGTTTGTGTACCAAGCTGTACTTGGAATAAATCAGATAGATCATCTGACTCTTTGCGGCCTGTTTTAATTTCCCATAGGTCGTGCCAGTCGCCACGCTGTAGC